CCTGACGGAGAAGAACTACCATGGGCAAAGGTATGGTCACATGCTTTCCAAGGACCTGGTGGTTGGTACATAGAGAATAGTCTAACTACACTTGGTCAAAAAGATCCTGTGTCAGAGTACAACAGACTACTATGGAACAGTGGCATAGATGCAGACAAAGACCTTGCACGTAAGCAGAAGAGAAAACTTACTTACATTGCAAACATCTATGTTGTAAAAGATCCAACCAATCCTCAGAATGAAGGTCAAACATTCTTATATAAATTTGGTAAGAAAATCTTTGACAAAATTACAGCAGCAATGCAACCTGAGTTTGAGGATGAGGAAGCAATCGATCCATTCGATTTCTGGCAGGGTGCTAACTTCAAGTTGAAAGCAAAGAACGTAGCAGGATACAGAAACTATGATAGTTCTGAGTTCGCTGCATCTTCTGCATTACTTGACGATGATGATGCACTTGAAGCACTATGGAAGAAGCAGTATTCTCTCAAAGAATTTACAAATCCATCTGAGTTCAAATCATATCAAGATTTAGAAACCAGATTGAATGCAGTTCTAAACAACAAGAGAACACCTGTAGCACCAGAAGTTGCTAATGAAGAGGAAGAGATCGTAACTGCAACACCAGAACCTGTTGTTGCAACTGCACCAGCATCAGTCAATGAAGATGATGATGCACTAAGTTACTTTCAGAAACTAGCAGAAGAGTAAGTGGATATCTTATCCTTCAATGAACATGTAGGGGTCTGGGATGGTAGTCTTACCGTCCTAGACCTTTCTCTTAGGCATGTAATGGAACTACATGAAAAAGATCCTAAGTCAGATGGATACTCTAACGTAGATGGTTGGCAGAAAACTGGACTCGATAAGATGTCACAGTTCAATCCTTTGAAAGAGATGATAGTAAATAATTGCTATGAATATCTACAGTCATATGACATAGTAAGACCAAGAGGTCTGGAATGTGTCCATCTTTTTGCTAACATAAACGGTAAAGGTGCATCTAACATGATGCATCATCATACTTATGGACAGATCAGTGGAGCATACTGGTTGAAAGCACCACCAAGATGTGGTGATCTTATTATTATGAGTCCATTTACTAATAGGTACTTGAATACAGCAGTCGTACCTAAATCAGATCATAATGCATGTGTTATAAAACCTAAAGCAAACAAAGGAGTTTATTTCAACAGCAATTTGATTCACTATGTTGATGTCAATAGGTCAGAGAAGTCACGAGTATCTATTGCTTTCCACATACTTATTCATGCCTAAAGCTGTACCAAAAACGACTTTTTGTTTTCAGAAACGGGCAAAAAAAACTCTGACCAAAAAATGACCCTTAAGGTTTTTTCATGGAAAACATTATTATCATAGAAGAGAATATTGACGTAAAACCGTTTTTAGACGAAATGGACTTAGATGACTGGGATTGGGTATCTAAGCAAAGAGGTGTAGGTGGCGATAAGAGCCCATATGGGTTTTTACCGTTAGTTTGGGCAAAAGTCGAAAAAGGTGAAGATCCGCATGATGCGATGGGACAAAGAAGAACACCATTATACGATAAGTACAAAAATGTGCACAAATTTTGGGAGAGGCATAATATAAAGGAAACAGGTAGAGCAGGATTCTTTCGGCTCAAACCAGGCGATAAAGTCCTAAGGCATATTGATAAGGGGTTATATTACCAAAACAAAGATAGATATCACTTATCTTTACAAGGAGTATACTTATATCAAGTCGGTAATCAGGAATTCTATGTCGCACCTGGCACTTTCTTTTGGTTCAACAACAAGATACCACATGGTGCTGTCAATGTAAGTGATGTTGACAGATATACTCTAGTTTGGGATGTTCCTCATAGTGAGAACAATCCTCACCATCTAGCGAGGAGACAAAATTCTTAGATTAGATCCTTTTTTCAGTTTTCTATTGACATATTGACTACTATCAGTATATGTGAGTAATTCCCTCATATCTTCTTTTATAACTTCAAGATATCTAGATCTTATTACATTGATTGATCTTTTCTTATTATTTCTATCTTCTTCAAACTGTAAATTTGATACTGACGTGGCTCCAGTCTGAGTATACTTCTTACCACCCTCAGACCAAGAGAAAGAGTGATCTCCATCAACCCATATTCCAGCTTCCTGCAAGATCAATCCATTTGTGTTTCTTACTTCTTTTGACTCATAATGGTGTATTTGTGTAAGAAGTGATGTTGAGTACTTATTATCAATATATCTTTGAAAGTCATATTGATTCATTGGCCACTCATCTCTTACATTTAGTATATTGTTGCTTATTAAGATTACCCAATCTAGTGATGAGTCTCCATATACCTTAAATGCCACATTATCAGGTCTGTCATCACCATTTATAGAGAATCTTTCAAATGCAGATACACTGCCTATAATTTCTTCTCTTATTTTTCCTCTTTTGAATAAATTTGTTGAATTGACAAAATCAAGAGATGAACTCCTATTGTCGGCAAAAGATGGAAGTGATACTTTCGGAAAGTTTGTAAAATAAGCCATTAGAATCCAATATCCTCCGTATTAAGTGCATTGTCTCCATTAAGGACTCCACTATCAATACCTTTTACAGAATCCAAGTCCCGTAAACTCTTATTATCTTTCTGTTCATCTGTTCCACCTTCTCCATCACCTAAGTAATCTTCGGCAAATATAGGAGTCAACTCAGTAAATGCTAATTCCATGGTTGTTCTAACAGGGTTAGACACTGCTCTACTATCTGCGTAAGATTGATAGACATTTTCAGGTGTAAAGTTTGTTGATACTTGCGTCAAAGCACATATTTTATGTACAGGCAAACCTCTAATCCTATTAGATCCATTGAAGTAACCTATTCTAAACACTCTAGGTGCACCAATAAAAATGTTTGAGGTTCCAAAACGTGCACCATTTGGATCAGCTTTCCTACCACCATATCCAGTGGGTTGCATGCCTTGTCTAAACACTCTCATTATGTGTCTAGATATTTGAGCGTCTTTCTCATCATTTGGTGCAAAATCAAATCTAAATGTGAAATTTCTTAGTTTTGGACTTGAAAATAGTAATTCCAGATTTGGGTTTATCGCTATTCCCAAAGAACGTGCAACAAATTGATTAGTATCAACATTTATATTCATCATAGATAAAATTTGTTTTGACAAGAACGCTGTCATTGCTGTTCCACCGGCTTGGTCATCTATATCTGTGTTTTTCAAGGTTTCCATCAATTTACCAATGTCGCTCATACCACTTAAAATTGATTGAAAACCCTTTTTTTGTACATCATCAAGCTTGTTTGTAGCACCTTGAAATGCTGCCATCTCTATTGCATTTGCTTTAGCACCACCCCACTCAACACCATTACTTACTCTTAAGTCATTTGGAATAGGTAATTTTATTGTATTACCATAGTCTCCAAGATTTGAATTTCTTGGTATAGATTCACCCCCGAAAGTTTTAGATATTTGAGTTTCACTCTTGTTCTTTTTCTCTGCAATACCATACTTATTTGCTCCACCAAAGGCACCTTGGTTAGGTGGTTCATACTTAAAAGTCTCAAATCTGATATAATCTTGACCACCAGACCCATATGCAGCATCAGAAGGATATTTTAGAACAGGGTGTAGTTTGAATATTTCTCCTAATCCATTGTTTGCATCTATATTTTCTGTTGTTCGATTTTCCTCTTCTACTTCATTAACTATGGCTTCTGTATCACCATCTTTTGTCTCAATTAGAAGATTACTAATTTCAGGACTATGACCAGGTGTATCTAAATCTTTATAACTTGTAAATGCCCACATAGATGCTCTAATACGATTCCATGCATCATTTAAATTTTTATCACCACTTTTAGCGATTGCCTCAGATGCTGCTTCCAACTTATCGGAACTCCGAGTAAACGGAGAGAGATCTGAAGCTTTAAAACCTTCATTTACAGTAGTGTATGCAGTGAACTTTACAAATGCTAATGATCTAGAATATACCTCAACAAATTCAGGTTTTTGTAATAACGCTTTACCTTTCTCTGAATTCATATCTATTGTTCCACCATCTTTATCTTCAATTCTTATGATTGCTCCAAAATTACCACCATCCGAAGTATCTGTTGACAATATCGGTTTTACGTAGCCATATCCTTCAATATTATGATATCCATTTTCTTGATCTGCTGTTGTTGGTCGGGCGACATATGAATTTTCGGTCAAGCTCATTTCACATGTAGGAGAAAGAATTTCTTGTGATTTCTTCCCCTTATTGTAGACGCAATTTTTTATTGCATACTCTTCTGCTTTTGCTTGATCGTTTGATACTGACATTACTTGTAAAAACCACCTTTTTGTACTGTCGCTGCGTCGACACCTAACTCCACAGAACCTATGACTCTACGGAATTCTTCCATACCATAGGATAATGCTTTATCCCAGTCACTCATACCAAGTACTATGAAAGGGGTATCCATATAAGACTTTAG